TCCCGTCATGGTTCGCGACCAGTACGGTGAGACGGTCTTCGTCGGTCTCCAGTACGGCGGTCAATGCGTGAACGATGCCTGCTTCGCGCGGCTGTCAGCGATCCTGTATCCGTTTGGATACACGCTTGACCATGTGAAGTTGAGCGCGAAGCCAGAGGACATCAATCAGGACGGCAGCGTCGATGCAGCCGACCTCGCCACGCTCCTAGCAGGATGGGGTGGTCGCAATCCCCTGCTCGACCTCGACGGCGACTTCCATGTCGGCGGCGAGGACATGGCGAAACTTCTTGCCGCATGGGGTTCATACGCCATGCCGCAGAACACGCAAGCCCCATCCGCGCCTCCGATCATCGTGAACGACCCCGACAACCAGAAGCCACGCGCCTGACATCAGGCGATGACGAGATGCTCGGGCGGGTTGTCGGTGAAGGTGATCCGCATGAAGTCGAAGTCCTTGGTGTTCTTCACGACCTCGTATCGGCTGTTCGCGACCACCCAGTCGGCGTAGTCTCGGAACCGCTTCTTGAGGACGGGATCGCGACGATGGTCTCCGTGGTCAGAGACGAGGATGCGGATGGTGTATGCGTACATCCAGTCCCGCGCGTCCTTCTCGTTTGAGACATCTAGGTCGATGACATGGGTGTAGATGGTCTCGTCGCCAGAATCGTCGGCAATCGGCTCGTAGAGCCGAAAGACAACGCTGAACGCCCTGTCGGTGAAGGTGATCTCGCGGGGGAATCCTTCTTCGTCCCGCGCCAGCGGTAGGTCATGGATGTTCATGGTTGCTCCTTTACGAGAGGTCTTCGCGGAACCAGCCGCGAAAGACGGTCTTGCCGTAGGCGTTGGTGAGGCACTCCCACTCGGTGACGCGGACGACCCACTCCGCGTGGCTGGTAGCCCGCGCCTCGTGGGTTTCGTAGCCCTCGGGGAAGCCAGCGATCTTCAGCCGCGTGAGTTCGTCGCCATACGCCTTGAGATGGAGCCACTTCTTGGCGGTCTCCACGGTCGGCTCGGTCGCGCTCCAGAGGAACAGGTCGAACGCATGAACGAGGACGGTACGGAAATCGGTTGACTCATCAATCGACTCGTACTCGCGCACGGTCGCGCCACCGAAAGAGGTATTCGCCAACAGCGCAAGCGGCTTGTCGCTGTAGTAGTTGAGCGGGTTCTTGATGCCGTCGAAGTCGTTCTTGATCTTGGTGGTCATTGCTCGTCTCCTTGGTTCTGGTCAGCCCCTTGCTGACTCCCTGATGGTACTACATCGTCAAGGCTTGTCAAGTGCCTTGAGGGGAAATCTCGGAAAATCGCCACCCAGACAGAAGCCGAACGGAAAAAAGTCGATATTCCATCCCAAAGCCCTTGACACCTGTAAAGCAGACGCTACTCTGTCCATGTCGATCAAGGGGATCGACGCAACGCCCGACAGGGCAGAAACGAGACGAGCAATGAGCCACGACCAGATCATGGAAGGCAACATCAAGGAGATGGCGGACAGCGAGATCGCCCGCGCCATCGAAGTCATGCTGAACCGCTACCTCCCGAATCTGGAGGCGACCTTCCAGCACCCGATGGTGATCGACTCCTACCGCGCCCGTCTGGGCGAACTCATGGAGGAGTACACCGCACGCAACAACAGCATCCGCCGCCGTCTCCACGGCGCGGTGAAGGGCTGATCCATGAACATCAACTGGAACTACCGACAGACTCCCGTCTCTGCGTCCATCGCTGACCGCAAGGTCTGCGGGAACAACTGGACGGTCTTCAGGCTCGTCCTCTCGTTCAGGACGAACGCCAGCAACGACTCGGTTGTCGAGTTCGTCGCCCGTTCGCTCCTCGCCAACGGCATCCGCCATTGGGACGACGACAACAACATCCCGAACCTGACCAACGATGGTCTCCCAGTCGTGTTCTCCGTCAGCGGTTGCCCGCTGATGGTGAGCGACCTCGCGAACAAGGTCTCTATCACCCGTGACGGCGGCGTTGTCCGCGTCAGCATCCCCTGTGGAGGAAACTAATGAAACTCGACATTCCAAGTATGTTGGCTCTCGTTGCTGAAGGCGAAGCCGCCGTTGCTTCCGCCCGTGGTCGCCTTCAGGACGCGAAGGAGGCTCTGGAAGCCATCCGCGCCAAGTCCTCTCCCGTGACCACCTCCGTCGAAGAGTGGGAGGCTCGGGTCAATGAGGGTGTTGCCGTTTGCGAACTGGAGGTCGCGGAGTCACTCGCGGAGGCGCAACTGGATGCGGCGCGAATGATCGTCGCCATCCGCAAGACCGCGCTGGATGTCGTCCGTGTCGCCAACGAAGCGACACCGAATCCGACCGTGGCGCACCTTCGCCATGCCGTCCGAATCTACGAGGACTACATGAGTGACACGACAGCCACGCTGGTCGAGTCCATCGCCCGTGGTCTTGCGGTCAACGACGAGCGTTGGGTCAAGCCAGCCGCGACGATCCTCGGTTGTATGACGCACCTCCGCTCGTCGCACGGCTCGGGCTTCACCTCGTGGGATACCGTCTCCGACATCAAGGATGTCATTCAGGAGATGGAGCCAGAGGAGGTCGCATGAGGATCGTCGGCTACACCTACGCGGCTGAAGTCCATTGCGTCGAATGCACCCGCAGGGACGCGGACTGCGGAGTCCTAGTGAGGAAGCCGCCCCTGCTGCTCGACACAGACCAGCACGGTATCGCGCTCGACCTGTTCGACCGCGAGGGGAATCCCGTCCGCCCGATCTTCTCGACGGACGAGCGTTTCGGTGACCGCTGCTGCGATTGCCGTGACACAATCTGATCTGCGAGAAAGCGCGGATTCAAAAAATGGCTGATATCGGAAAGCGGTGATTATGCCTTGGGAGGCGTAATGGAACGCACCGATTCGGCAGGCGAAGACCCAAGGCGGGCATGGAGAATCGCCAAGCGCGTTGCCAGTCGATGGCTACGCAAGTCTGGCTGTCGCTCCATCAACGGGATGGATTCGGACGACATCGCGCAGGAGACGATGCTGGCGTTGCTGCGAAACGGGTCGTCATTTCAGTACACGAACAACAAGGCGCGATTCGTGGTCTTTGATGCGATCCGCAACGAGGTGGGAAGCAGGCGGATTGGTCAGCGGTCGATCAATATGCAAGGCTCGGCTGTGATGGACGCGGTGCAGCCTTCGCGGTCGGAGACCAAGAGCGTCGAGGCGTTCATCCAGATGATCTTGTCTTCGGACAGGCTGTCGCTAGAGGCGAAGTGCATCGCGGTGATGAGGCTGCAAGGCAAATCGTTCCGACAGATATCCCTGATGCTCGGAGTTTCGGCATCGCGCGTCAGTCAGTTGAAGTTTGAGTGCGCCAAGGAGTTGCACGAGTTCTTGGGGGAGAAGATGTCGGAATCACTTGCCAAGCACATACACGACAGGATTCTCTACTTGCAGGAGTACCGCAAGAGAACCAAGTACGAGCGGCATACTCCAGTCAACCGCGCTTCGTCGCCGTCCACATCTCCATCATCTTGAGCGCAGTCCTGCTCACGAGATAGAGACCTCCGATGGCAAACGCTAGCGTCATCATCCGCTCTGACGACTCCGTGTCCTGCTTGAAGTTCTCAAGCATGGCAATGGCAACAGGAACGACTGCAACCCAGAACTCGCTCGTCTTCGCGCCCTTCGTGAGACCGTTGTCTTCCATGACTGCTCCCAACCGTGCGCTTGGCTGGTACGGACGCACGCTGTGGCACACGCCAAGCGATCTCGTCAGAGAGTCCGCCCAACCAAGCGCACGGAGTGAGGCGAGGGCGGAGTGATCCGCCTGTTGCGGGTCGAAGAATACCCTAACCGCAAAAACGCCACCGCCCCTGATCGGCTCTGGGGCGGCAGCGCATGGGGGAAAAGATGAATGCGGGTGGTGTTGCACCCTAATCGCCAAGACAGCCTTTCGACTGGCTTGGCTTATGCGGAGTCGTCCACCGCAAGGCTCGGAAGCGACTATAGACACATCCGCGCTTCTGTCAAGCGGTCACGGCGTGTCCGTGCCATGATCGGCTGGAGTGAGACCGTCGAACTTCTCCATCGGGAACCCGTCCGAAGCGAGATGCTCGGAATCGCGTCTGGATTCCTTCCTGAAGTTCGACAGGAGCGCACACGCCCAAATGCGAGACTCTTCGTCAATCAACCCCTCCTTGACCGCCTTTGCGACCGCGCCGATGATCGAATCGAACATCGTGTCGCCGCGCCATCCGTCATGGAGGCTCGTGACGCACAAGACCCGCGTGAGGCTTGGATTCTGTGGATCAAGTGTCGCGATCATGTCCCAGTTCTGATCCTCGTGCTGGAACGCGAACGCCACGCAGTAGAAGGGTTCGCCGCTGATGCCGTTCCGATGATGCGAAACGGTCTTGATGCTTCCGACAATCATGCTCGTCTCCAAAAGGTCGGCTCCCAGAGCGTCCTCTGGAAGCCTTGGGTCGCGTGACCCAGATGTACTGCCCTCGTCAGGGAGGCGGTGTTTGAGAGTGCCTGAACACCTCAATCTGGGCTGTCATCCAATGGGCAAGTCGCCGCAAGGCTCGTATCCATCGGTGCTAGGCAGCGTTCTCGCAGGAGGGTCGCCGTTTCTCTCTGTGGCGGGGTCACCGCATCGCCACGGAGAACGGATCATAGCAGATGTTTGACCAATGTCAATAGGTGTGAAGCAAGAATCTGGAAAATCGCCTTGCCTTGTGGTAATGTGCTTCGATGCGCGGGGACTCCGAAGGTCGTGAACTTGCAATCAACCGTTCGCTCGGCAGATGCGAACTGTGCGGCGGTCGCCTCGACCGTTGGGACGGAGCGTCCGTCCACCACAGGAGACCTCGCGGCATGGGAGGGTCGAAAGACCCCAAGACCAACAGCGCGTCCAACCTGATCGTCCTGTGCGGCTCTGGGACAAGCGGATGCCACGGCGAGGTCGAGAAGAACAGGGCTGACTCTCGGCGTGACGGTCTGATCGTCTCGTCGCGCTGCGATCCCGCGTCCGTGCCAGTCCTCCTCAACGGGACATGGTGGATGCTGACGGACGATGGCGACAGGATTCCCGCGCCAGACCCCCAGTAAACAACAACACGCTCCCGAAAGAGCGTGCTGTTGCAGACCACCATCGCGAGACGAGCGGGAGCGATGGCTTCCTACGGGGTCTATGTGGATCGTCCCTTGCGCCTCTTTGACACGAGGATAGGGTCGATCAGGGCTATCTCTACCTTTGTACAGGCAAGTTCGCCGTCTTTGGCGTACCTCTTGGTGGTGTGCATGGAATAGACGATTGAGTCGTCGCGCCACACGCCGCTGTTGTTGATGCCGTCGAGCAAGCCCTTGGTCAGATTGTCGCAGTCTGGCTTGCTTGTCTTCTGGAGCATCTTGGTCGTCGTCACCATCGGGAACACGAACTCGGCGCGGACGAACACGGGGCAGTCGATTGGAGCAGAGAGGGCTGCATTGGCAAATGCCTCCCTGACGGCAATGACCACCATGTTCTTCCAGTTGCCGATTGGGTGGCTGGACGGGTAGTAGGTTCGGACATGGTTGCCGATCCTCGCGTGCCTAGCCCTCGGCTGCGCCACAGGAAGTCCAGCGACCGTGAAGGAGATGACGGTGGAGGCATCGACCTCGTAGGCGATCACCATCCGCGCCTCGCCTTCACGATGGCTTGGATGTCGTCTTGCTGCGCTCCGTCATTGATCCACGCCCTGAAGTCCTTGTAGGCGGCTGGCGGCGCGATGATGCACGCGCTCTTGGCGTAATCCTTGCGAATCATGGAGGCGAGTTCGGTGGCTCCAGCCCTTCCAGCGGCATCGTTGTCTCGGGCGATGACGACATCCCTGCCAGTCGCGATGGAGCAGCAATCGGAGACCGCCAACTTGCACCCCGGTCGTCCGACAGCAACAAATCCGCGATCCGTCATTGCAGCCGCGTCCGACTCGCCCTCGCAGATGAACAAGTCCCCTTCCTTCTGGACATTCCCATGCTTCGGCAGGAACAGACCAAGCCTGCTCCCCGTCACGCAGAACTTCTTGTCTGGTGCGCGAAGCCGTATCCCACAGACTACACCCCTGCTCCACATCGGGAACGACCAGCATCGACCGTCCCACCCAATGCCATACGACTCCAGCGAAGCCCTCGACACGCCAAGGCTCGTCGCCAGTTCCGTCAGTTGAGTGAGCGTGATCGAAGAGCGCAGTTTGTTCTGCATCTTGCCGAAGTCGTGCATCTCCGCACGCGACTCGCTCCACATCTTCACGCTGAACCGCGCCGCCTCACCGATCTCCTTGCCGTCGATGGCGTGTAGCCACCCAGCCTCACCGATCTTCTTGCGGCTCTCGACCCTCGGGCATATCACGAGACCCCTGTCTTGGTCGATCAAGCACCAACTCTGATGCTTGTGCAGTTGGGCGCATACAGGACACGGAACCCTGTTCGTGACGCGGCGACCCTCAAAGGTGACCTCGCCAGTAGACCTGTCCACAAGGCGGAGTACGCGGCTCATCGGCGCACAGCCCTCTTCGCCTCTTCCAGCGAGACAAGGTGAGCGTCGATGATCCAGATCGGGCGGCTCTGCTCGTCAGCCCTGCCCATCTTGTTGACCGTTTCCAGTAGGTATTCGCCGCGATCTGGATTCTGGATCGACTCCTCCGCGCCGTAGGCGTGCGACTTCGTGTCGAAGTCGTAGTTCACCACACGGCATCGGATGAAGACAATCTCCTCCTTGGCGTACTTGCGCTTCGGGGTATCGTCAGTCTTGCTTGCCTGTTGATCCGCCATAGTTGCCCGCCTCCATGCGGCATTGAGCCAGACACGCCGCGTATCCCGCAATATCGACGGCGTTGTCCCGCTTGGGAGCGTGCTGCTCCCGTGCGATCTTGTCGATCATCATCATCATCGCCCAGTCGCTTGGTGTCAAGTCCTCGTTGAACTTGTGCTTGAACATGGCGTTGATCGCGCCAACAGTACGCATGAAATGATGCTGTGCGTCTCCGTAGGTGCGTCCTCGCTTCGACACAGCATCAATCGCCTCATTCAATAATGCTTCTTTGTCGTTCACGGAGTGGTCTCCGAGAAAAGAGTTGGATGCGCTGTTGATTTCGTTCGCTTTTCCATTGCAGACGCGATACGAGCCTTCGCTATCTCGACATAACTCGCTTCTCTTTCAATACCAACAAAGCGAAATCCTTCCAGCATCGCTGCCTTGCCCGTACTTCCTGATCCCATGAAAGGATCAAGGACGATCCCGTTTGGAGGGGTGACCAAGCGACATAGGTAGCGCATCAGGTCGGTCGGCTTGACCGTTGGATGGGTGTTCACCCTTGGTCGTGGATTCTGTTCACGAATCTCATTTGTGTAGGGAAGCGTTCCATGCTTCCTCTGCCCGAATGCAACAGACTGCTGCAAGGTTCCGCTGTCGGATTCCAAGCCATCTTCCCTGTCGCTCCTGCTTGCCTTGGCGCAGTAGAAGAAACGGGCGGCAGACCCGCTGTCGCCAAATCCCGTGAGCGGTCTACCCGCTTGAGACTGTCCGTAGGTGGAAGACTTGACATTCTGAATGCCGCACGGCTTGCCGCTAGTTGTGTGGGGAAACAACCCCACCACCTCATCGCTGCCATCGTGAATGAGGTTGGCGGGGAAGCGACCCTTCGTCGTGTCCATTTCCCCGATTCCGATTTGTGGAGAGAAGTATCCATCGCCTCTCCTTCTTCTGTCAATCCTCATCCTTGCAGAGTTGGGGCTGTTCACTCTTTCCATAGCGGCTGCGTCCTCTGCGCTCGTGGAAATCCTACACCCATCAACATTGATCCCGCCCGTTCCGTGCTTCAACACATTCTCCGCAACCGTTCCGACGAGCGGCTTCCTTGCGACGATGATCGGCTCCCATGCGGGCTTGAGAGCGGTTCCCCAACCATTCCATTTTTTTGCATCATCGGTTGCTGGGGGATCAATGGTGATCTTCCTGCCACCAGCACTCCATCCCGATGATGTTTGGTATTCGCATTGTTGATTGACCAATCTCCCAGCCCTAGCGGGATCAACTTCTCCAACTTCACGCTCGGCTCCCGCCGCCTTGTCAATCGCCTTGCTCACATCATGCGACTTGGGGAATCCGCTGCCGTAGACCCACATGATGCAGTCTCGGATTTCCCATCCTGCGTCTTCAATCGCCACGGCAAGTCGGTGGTAGGTGCGAGTTCCGCCGAAGGCAAGAAGGTGACATCCCGGCTTTGCAACCCGCAAGGCTTCGATCCAAAAGTCCTTGGCGGGAACGCCGTGATCCCACTCCTTCCCCATGAACTCAAGTCCGTAGGGAGGATCGGTAACAATGGAGTCAATGCTTTGATCGCAAAGTTTCCGAATCTCGTTCCAACAATCGCCTGCATAGATCGTGTGCCTGATGTCTTCCATGACTTCCTCGTCTGTGCTTGGGCGATCTAGCCCTTCTTGATCTTGTCGATTGCCTCTGACGCGCCCTTGCGGTCGAAGTTCGCGGGGTCGAGACCAGCCTTGCGAAGCACCCATGCCTGCTTGTCCGTGGGCGCGGACATGAGGTGTTCGATCAACTGGCTTGCCTCCTTGGTGTTGAGGTTGTCAACATTGGGAATGTTGTTGCGCTTCAGGAAGGCGATCTGCTTCTCGCTGGCAGGAATGCGCTTCGCCCACCCGGGCACGCGCTGCGGCACGATCCCAAGCGACGAGAACGGGTCGATGTCCTGCGTCTTGTAGGTCGTGCGAATCTTGATGAAAGTCCTGCGCTTCTCCTCCGCCTCGCGCTTGAGGTCGCGCTCGACCTCATCCATCTGCTCAAGTACATCGACCTCGACCAGCAGCGAGTTGTTGGCATCCTGCTCCGACTTCGCCGTAGCCCTGTCGCGCACAGCGTCAGACCAGTTTCCTCCAAGCGCGTCCGCGACACGCATCAACTTGTGGCGACCAGAGTTCCCAACGAAGTCGAGGACGGTCACGCACTTCTTCGCGCTCGACGCGATTGCAGCCCGTCTCCCCTCTGGCGTTTCGATCCCGTCAATCACGCTCGGCAGCGTCCTCGTACCGCGACCAACCATCTGGCAGTAAAGGCTCCTGCTCTTGGTCGGGCGCATCATGGCGATGAACTGAACGCCCTTGCCGTCCGTTGCTGGGTCGTCCCACCCCTCCGTGGCGATGCCGACATTGCAAAGGAACTGGTACTTGCCGTCACCGAAGTCGCGGAAGATGGTTCGCCTGCGGTCGTGCGGGGTGTTCGCGCTCACGAACGCCGCCGTGTTGGGCTTGTACCTGTTGATGATTTCAGCCACCCGCTCGGCGTGTTCGACGGACGCGCAGAAGATGAGCGTTCGCCTGTCGCCAGCGATCTTCACGGTCGGCTCGACCATGCGGTGGAGCGTCTCCTCGTACTTCAGAACGCGGTCGAGGTCGGCTCCGTTGAGGTCGCCAGCGGTGGTGCGGCAGTCGGAGTAGTCGAGGCTGCTGACCGTGACCATCGTCTGCTTGATGGGGACGAGGAATCCGTCTGCAATGCCTTCAGCGACACCGTACTCATACGCGACCGAATCGAACACCTGACCAAGAGCCTCTTCGTCGGCGCGGTCGGGGGTCGCGGTAACGCCAAGAACCTTCGCGCCGCCAGCGGTGAACCAGTTGATGACATCTCGGTACGACGAACTCGTCGCGTGGTGAGCCTCGTCAACGACGACAAGGCTGAACTGCGATGGGTTGAACCGCTCCATCCGCCGCGAACCGCCGCTCTCCGCGACACAGGTCTGGACGGATGCGACGACGACTGGATCGGCGTAGATGCCGTTCGTCGCACGCCGCTCCGCCATCTCAACGGAGGCGTTGATGCCAACTCGCGTCTGGATGTGCCGTGCAGCCTGTTCGACAAGTTCGCTTCGGTGGGCGATCACTAGGCAACGCTTCCCATTGCCAGACATTCGGCGGATCATCTCGCCAAAGGTCGCCGTCTTGCCAAGACCAGTCGCCATGACGAGCAGGGTCGAGTCGTTGGTCTGGAACTCGCGTTCGACAGCCTCGACAGCCTCGGTCTGGTACGGACGCAGGCTGATCGCCTTGCGCTGAATCAACTGCGTGGGAGTGAACAGGTCGGTCATGCGGTCGGCTTCCGATACGGATGCGAGTCATCGCCTGCAACGCCGCTTCTCGCGGCTTCTTCCATCGTCGCGTGATAGTGAGACGGTGGCATCTGCGCCATGATGAACGAGAACAGCCTGCGGGCATCCTCATCCTTGACCACGATCACCTCGTCGCCACGGGTCGCGCTCGGCTTGAGTTCGACTCTGGCATCGCCGCCAAAGAACGAGATTCTGCTGACGGAATCGACTGGTATGAACACCAGTTCGGATAGTGGAATGAACATCACTTGCGTCCCTTCTTGAGATTCTTCGGAGCCATTTCGATTGCGACCTTTCCAAGCCAGCCCGTGTGCTTGCAGGCATCGCACCCGTCTCCATTGCAATACACGCACAGGTCGTGCGGCATCGCATCGGTCAGGCAACGCTTGGCGTTCCTGATGTCCGCGTCCAGCGCGTTCCAGTTGACCGAATAGCCAGCGGGGTCGCTCGACAGCATCGTGAGCGCGGCACGCACCGCGTCGATCATGCCGATGATCTCCGTGTACTTCTTCTTCGCCTCCGCCATCGGCTCGTCTGCGGCGTTGTCGCCAGCGTCATCGTCGCCGTCAACGCCCGTGGACTCCTCGTCCATCTCCTCGACCTCATCGACCGAATCGGAGCCTTCCTCCTCGCGCATCCTGTGCTGGCGCACGAACTCGTGCGACACGCCGATGCGCCGCGCAATCTCCCTGTCCGACATCATCTCG